TGATGCAGAGATGTTCATCAGGTTCATTAAGTTTGCTGCTTGCTGCTCTTTTACCAAGAGGCTGCTTGTACCGCGAGCATCAATGCTGAAGTCGCCCTTCACATCTTCTTTTGGATTGAACTGCATATTCCAGTCATACATACGCTTGATAAATGGACGGGTAATATCGTCATCAAAGTTCTTCACCACACGTCGGAGCATGGTGTTTGCGCTGTTCATTAGCATCGACATACCGCTTGCTGTGTCTGTCGCTGACCCCTGCTCTCCTTGGGAGATTTGAGGTAATGCTGTTTCTTCATCGGCAATCTGTCGTGCGTACTGGAACAAAGAGATTAGCTCAGTCATGTGACTGTTAATCTCAAACGATCCAAACACGTTATTCACATTGCCGTTCTTGTCTGTTAGCTCCCACACCTTATGTGGTGTTAGACGCCAGTTGCCATCTGCTGGACGCACAACCTGACTATTAATCACGGTCTGTGGGCCTACTGATAGCCCCGCATTGTCCATGAGCATACGCCACGTAGCATTCAATACCTTTTGGCTAGAACGCATCAAATACGGGATGCCTACACCAAACAACGTAGTGTCATCGCCTTCCCAGTTGAACACGCTGTAAGGCATATCACCTGTGTCTGCTGGGTTGATTACTGCTTTAAGCACTCGGCCTTCACTAAACCAGACCACACCGTTGAAGTCCGTGAACACATCGTCTTCATCAACTTCTACACCCGCAGCAATAAGGTCTTCTTTCTCTACTGGGCCGTGATACTCCCATACTTCAAAGCGTCCATTGTCTAGCGACGTTAGACCAGCCATTGACTGCATCTCTTGTAGGTGAGTGGCTGTATGGCTGTTGTCAGCGTCTTTCTTTAAGACTTCAGCTATTTGGGTGCGTAGGAATCCTGGCTTATCAGCGAGGTCTCTAAGCGCCTTCTTGCTCATGTAATGGCGTTGGAATATGAACTCAGCATCATCGATTGATCGTGCTTGCATATCAGGGAAGAAATCCCAAGGGTCTACACGTTCTGCACCTGGCTTTAAATCGTCAACCATTTCAATGACTTGGGCCACTTGGCCTTGGTCGTCTACTACCTCAGACCATTTCTGTCTGGTCTTGCCAAGGATCACTGGCCCTTTAAGTACACCAGTACCATATAGCACTGCATCGTGAACCATATCTCGGTTCACAGAGTTATAATTTGTTTCGGTTAACTGGTCTTCGATTTCATCCTGCATTGCGTTAGAGCGCTCTCTGGCTTCTTCTATAACGCCTTGTGCTATGTCTCGCTTCTCTACCTGTACGCCCTTATCAGTTACAAATGGGCTTCCATCTTCGTTCTGTACTGGATCTTCGTCTTTAGTTATCTTGGATAGATAGGGAACAGGTGTGGGCTGTATGCCCCAGTTACGGTCATCTGTTGGGAATAGAATGTCTATTAGTCGTGCTTCTGCTGCATTCACCTTATTGCGGGTGATGTTTACAAACAGCTTACTACCCCCACTAGCTGCCAGTGTGGCTGCTGTGGTCTTGTCGTACTGCCCATTGAACTGGCGTAGATCATCTAACCATCGTTCATCAATGCTATAACGTCGTTTTACTTGGTCTTCTGCCTTGGATTGTAGGCGTACACCAAATACTCTTAGACGCTCTGCCATATCGCGTTCAGCCTGTTCAGATTTCTCTGTGACTTCCTGCTCTTGGTAGTATTGATCGAACTCGTTAGCTTCGTGCATTTAATAGCCTATTGATGAATCGCCAGCAACATATGCTGCTAGCCTCATTCGTGTTTGTTGTAATGCTTGTACGGGTTGTGACTCCCACGTTTCAGCCGATACAGCGCAATACCTCATTGCATCTGCGCAGTGGCTTGTCCAGTCGTGTAGCGGTTTAGTCTTGTACGCTTGGCGCTTATCGTCCCACTCTTTGCGATAGTTTCGCAGTGATCTAATACCCGCTTTGCAGTTCTCTTCATCGAACCATGCAGACCCTAATAGCCTTCGCACTGACTCAATGCCATCAATAATTGGCAAGCTTGGTGCTATCTCGAAGTTAATACCAAGGTTAGCGGCCATCTCCTGCCGGCTTTGGCCTGTACTCCACTCTCTTACTCGTATGTCATGGGGCGCTATGTGATGACCCCACTGGATGCCATTCTCTTGCTTGTACTTTGCTAGCTCATCGAGGTAGTGCTGGATACCCTCTCCGCTTGATTCGTAATAGCTTACAAACCTTACGGACTTGCCTTGCACTTGGAACAGCCAGATAGCCGTGGCGTCGGCAATCCCGAGGTCCCAACTGCTATTTACTGGTAATGCTCTATCTACTGGTATTGTGCTGATCTGCTTATTAATAATGTGATCTGCAAAGTAAGCCCCATCTTTATTGGCGTAGCAGTCACCAAGCCATATATGATTGTATAGCGCTTCGTTCTTAGCTTTAAGGTGTAACCTTTCAGCCTCTAGCGTCTCAGGAAACCACGGGTTCTGGTCATAATTAACTTTAACCACAAAGGCATCGGGCGGTGGCTCTACTACAAAGCGCTGATATGTTGCGTCCATCTCATCTAATGGGTTAAAGGATACCCATATTTCAGAGTTATCCTTTCTTATGGTGGGTATAAGCGTGTCCCAACTCGCATTGGTCACGCTTTCGGCCTCTTCTATCCATACGCGGTCAATGCCTTCCATTGACTTAACTTTAGATATATTTGACCGTAAGCCCTCAAACAAGAACCGCGAACCGTTCTTGCCTAGTATCTGTGTCTTTTGTATTTCAAAGTGGCCCAGTAAGCCCAGCCGATCAATGGTATCAACCAAAAGCTGATGCACTGAGTCTGTAATACTCTTCTGTATTTCACGGGCGCAAAGGATGCGCAGTGGTTCTTTGTATGCAGCTAATACCAAAAGCATCGCTATCGAGTAACTTTTCCCCGATCCCCTACCACCGAAAATGATTTTATAGCGATTTGGTTTAAGCAAAGGCTCAAATGGTTTGGCCAATTTTAAGTCTAAGCTGTTGTTTTTGTTAGCTTTAACCATTGAGACGCTTTGCCGTTTTGCTGTCTATGATTGCAATATTTATCAAGCTTGGCGGGTTGATAGTATCGGCAGATATGATCTGCTTATCAAAGCCGTGTAGCTTTGCCATGCCCATAACAGCGGCAACCGCTGCGCTTGGGTTTTTAACAGAGTAAGCCAGCGCCCGATCTTCTCTAAGGTCTGCGGTTAGGCTCTCAATTGTTACAGCGTGAAGCTTTGCTTGCTCTGCTTGAAGCTCGGCCACCCTACCCAATACCGCCCCGTTATTAAACACGCGTTGAACCTTGGTGCTTATGGCTTTGTCCGTCATGTTTGTAGAATAGCCGGCCTTTCTGTACGCCTCGGTCTTGTTCCCAGTCGCTACGTATACCTGTGCGGCTGTCTCCCATTGGTGGTTTTTTAGTTGGCCCATGGTATCTAGTGGCGGCACTTGTGCGGCCCTCCTAAAACGACAAAACCCGCCGGAGCGGGTTAAGTGGTTAGTTTGGTATTTGACCGGATTAGAACACGGTTAAAGACCAATAGCCCTGCCACTTTGGCAGTTTATTAACTATATGATCTATTTAGTTGTACAGCGTAGAGCCACTACGGTATAATAAATCACCGCCCCGCGATAGCTGGGGCTATAACCCACCAAAGGTGAAGAGCAATGAAAGCTAATATATCTAACCTAGTGCTAAGCATGGTTATCAATGGTCACGATACTAGTCTATCAAATATCGTAAAAGTTACCGGCTGCAACTGGATAGAAATCTATCAAAACGCTTTGCCGTATATATGGGACTACGCTAGAAACTGCCCTATAGATGAACACATGAAAATCTATACTTTAAGAAAAGAATTACTAAATAAAATACAACCCACCAAGGAATTTTAACCATGCAAAACATAATTACCGCCAAGTATGCAAAGAACCAAACTTTAGTTAATAAGCTTTACAAGTTTGACCGCCTATACCATGACATGGTTAACCAATATGACTATGTAGACGGCCTTAACGATAGCGGCCAGTTTAACGATAGCGTCCGGTTTGCTAGAGATTTGAATAAGATTCGCAGATGGCAGGAAGCCGCATTCAATAAACAAGATGAAATATACGAAGAGCTTAGCGTAACTGAAACTAAGAACGTCGAGCGCCAGTATTACGCGCTGCACGGCTATGGCATCCGCGACTACCCAACCCTTTCACACTGTTAAAGACTAACCCACCAAAGGAGCAGCAGAGATGATACATATCTCTTGGACCACTAAGTTACGCGCAGCCAGTTGGAGCCTTGAAGCTTTGACCACCTGCCCAGCCGCGATAATATCCGGCTCGTTAAAGTCTGGTGTCTACGAATTAGCCGACGCTTGCAAGGGCTGTTACGCCCGTGGCGGTAATTATCGTTTCCCTAATGTTAAAGCCCCACGCATCGCCAACCGCGAAGACTGGAAGCGGTCCGGCTGGGTTGATGACATGATTGAAGAATTAGACAGCCACCGATATTTTCGCTGGTTTGATAGCGGCGACATGTACGATTTACGATTAGCTTTGAAGATTCTCGCAGTTATGGCAGCGACGCCACACTGCAACCACTGGCTACCCACGCGGCAGCATAAGTTTGCCAAGTTCACCGACGTTTTAAATAACATGCACTTGCTGCCTAACGTAGTTGTCAGGCTTTCTAGCGATTCAGTTACCGGTGGCATTCTAGAGACTGAATTAACCAGTAGCACAATTATTCCAACAGCAGACAGCGCGACGCCTTTAATGTCGGTTTGTTCAGCGTACGCGAACGACGGCAAATGTGGCTCATGTCGTGACTGCTGGAGTAAAGACGTTAAGACCATCGCATACATCGCCCACGGGCGCAGCATGGCTAAGGTTATTAAATTACTAGAGGTGGCATAGCCCTCGGAGTTAACATGCAAAAAGTTATTGAAACGTTTCTAATTATTGGCATTGTAATCAGTGCCTTACACCTTGCCAACGTGGTTGGCTTAATTTAAAGGAGTTTTACCCATGGATGAATACTTATCATCAAAAGACCTGTTTAAAAGGTTCGCGCCAGCTTTTAATTTTGAGCTAGACGAAGACGCACTGCTAGCCGAGGGGATAAAGCGCGGCTTTATTTCTGAGGCTGGCAAAGAATCAGGCGAAACGTTTTATAAAATCAATAAAGACTACGAGGGCGAGTAATAGTGAAACTATTTAAAGCTCTAAAGACTGGCCACCTCGGCGTATGGATATTTATTATCTGGTTTGCTGCCGTGATCATAAAGGCAGTTTACGACTCAATCTAACCCACCAAAGGAATAATAAAATGTATCAAAACGAAACGACCAGCTTTTTACAAGACTGCGCCCGTGCAACAATTCGCTTAAACGATCAAACACAAGCGGCAATTGTCTTGCAGGAATGCGCAGACGAAGGAAAGTATGACAGCGTTGAAGACCTCGCAAAACATGCCGCAT